TTGCAGTTGGACTGTTTATGCTTTTTTCTAACATTTTTTGAAAATCATTAACTTTCTTTTTATTTGCTGGAGTGGGATTGGATTTATATTCTTTCAAAGCGTTTTCATAGGCTCTTTCCAACTTTACTGTTTGTGGATCTCTTCCTTTTCCGCTTGATAACATGTCAAAGGAATTAACTTCCGAAGAACCTTCCCCATATTTATCAACAAGAAAATTACGATCCATCACTCTTTTTAATTCGTTACTATGGCCTTTAAACCTAGAAAATGGGTTCTCCATTTCTTCTTGCATTTGACGCATATGCATTTGTTTATACATTTTATCTAATTCAAACTTTGGCCCCATATACTTATCTAAATTCCCAAAATGTGACGCTTGAGCGCCCTGTAAAGCTGTTTTTGCCTTACTTTCTTCTGGGTAAAGAGATGCCTTCCATTGCTCCAGCTGGGCCTTGGCTTTCTGATGAGGCTCGGCATACTTAGCCTCTGCTTCTTTAATAATATTAGCCAATTCTTGCTGTTTATCGGCTTGAGCCCCTTGGCGTCCTTGCCACATCAATGAAAATAAATCAGGCTTTTGACCTGAGGCCCCAATCTTTGGTTCTATTTTGCTGTAATCAACCCATCCAACCATAGTTCTTACCCTCCAAATATACTACCAAACAGACCTCCAAGGTTCCCACCTGCGCCAGTACCAAATAAGTTTGGCATCAATGATTGAAATAATGACGCCCTGTTTGCTCTATCATAACTTCTATTTAGATTTCTTTCGCGCTGCCCTTGAAAAGCTAAACTTCCAATTTGGTTAAAATTAGTTCCTAATGATTGAGCCAATCCAGGCGCTAAGGATTCTCCGCCAGCACTTACTCCCCAAGGAGGGGTAGCCTGCGGATTTCCAGCCATTCCGGTGAGCGCTCTTTCTATTCCTCCGCGTCTCCTGTACATATCTTGGCCTAATCTTCCCACTCTTTCTTCTTCCCCAGCCATTCCTCTACCTTGAGTGTTTGACATATGCTCCAAATATTCTCCCATGTCAGAGTTTAATAGATCTCTAACAACATCAGCTTGTTGTCTTTGAGAATAGGGAGTTCCTAACATTCCTCCAGCAGCGGCTGAATTTCTCATAGCCCCTAACATCTCTTTCGATTTAGTTTGGTATTGCTTTGAAGGCTCATAGCCTTGCATTAAACCTTGCATATGTTGGCCAGGATTTTCTGCCATTTGATTATATATAGGTTGATATCTTGACTCAGGAGCCTGAGGCATATTTTCATACATGCCTAGCATTCTTCTATATGCTTCATACTGAGACATCCTATCACTAGCTATCCTTTGCCTATCTTCCGCATGTTCGCTAAAGGCTCTTGGTCTATCTTCTAGGTGTTCTCTTTCCATTCTTTCTAGGTAGGGTCTTAGTAGACCAATCATTTCTTGTGAACTTCGATTAATATAAGGCTCTGCTGCCTCTTGCGGAGAGCTTGCTCCGCCACCTACTCTTGAAAATAAGTGCGAACCGACACTCGTCAAAAGAGGAAGTAAAGTTGACCAAATCATAGGTTATTCTCCTTGTGTTATACACTCGTTACTACCTGGGTAGTATTTCCAGCCCCGACAAATTGCATTTTATTCAACGTACTATTATACCAGAAAGTGCCTGCTATTGGAGGGGTGGAAGAGCCCAATAATTGAGTCACTTGAGCGGTCGTTAATGTTGGCATAACAAATCCTGCGCTTGAGAACCATTGGCGTAGGGTCTCGTTTAATTCGATTTCGTAATTTAAAATATTTGCAGAGTCTCCTGTTAAAAAGGTCGGTAAATCAGACATATTTTTTCTCCTTAATGCAGCTCTGCATAACCACCAGAACACACGAATTTTGACATGCCATAGAATCTAAATTTTAAGGTTAAATAATTCGCCGAGCCCAATCCCTCCCAGTTTAAAATATTCTGGCGATCGCCCTCAGTATTAAGAACCCTATATACCTCATTACTCCAAGTGATCCCCCCATCTCTTGAAACGGTTAATCCAATCTTTGGCTGATAACTCGCAACCCCTGTGAAATCTCTAAACATTGGAGCAACCCCAAGCTCAGAAACTTCTAATGCTATTGGGATATTGGTTCCCTCAAGACAAATCATAGCATTTGAGGGGAATGAAGCTTGCTCTGTGATTATATAAGTAGGGGTATTTGCTTCAAGTTGAGCCATAGTATAATTTGGATCTGTTCCTTGTTCTAAAGTAAAGGAAACACTATTGGTTCTAAACTGAGCACTATTAGGTAAACTTATAGTGTCACAAATTCTAATACGCGGAATTACAAAATTTAAATTAAGATCTTGATAACCATAATTTAATAGGTTCTCATTGTAAGTAGTATAAGCCGTTGAAGATTGATATATATTTGAATTATTTAATGATGCAAAATATAGTTCTCCATTAAAATATGCATAGCCACAAGCTGGATGGTAATTTAAATTGCAATCGCTTAAATTAAAGAACATTTGCGTAGTAAAATCATAAAGCAATGTAAGATTGTCTATATAGTTATAAAATGTTAACTGGTAAAACAAATGCCCGTCTTGGCGATAAATCATCCCAGCACTTTCTTTCGGATAAGCCACAGTAGATAATAGGTAATCGATTCCATCGGTAGATATCCGTTGAAATTCGCCCTTTCTATTGGCTACCATAATTACCGGAAGGTTAGACTCATTTTGAGCAAGCCATGCCACAAATTCATCTGAAGATGCAATGGTTGATACTGAAACTACTCCATAATCGACGTTTATACTATTGTTGCGCCTATAATTTTGAATGCCTCCAATTTGAGTCCAAATCTCAGATACTGTACTGCCCATCACTAGAACATTAGAGGCTTGCTCAGGAAGCCTTATCACAGCAAGAGCAGTATCAGGCTTTGTTTGAATGGTAAATTGACCCCCTGGAGTTGTTTGAACTATCAAAAAGGCATTATTGACATCATATTGATATACATACCAAATTGAAGTATTGGTTCCAAATAGAAAATAAGAATTTTGGTATTGCACATAGGTAGGGGCAAAAGGTAAACTCTGAGTGGTCCAATTTGCGCCTAGAGAATAATTGTAAATATAAGCATTTACTCCGTCGACAATACAAATTTGCTTATTTAAATTTTCCGCTGCAAAAACAGCCCCAGTTGAGGTTGTTGTTTGGCCAATCCAAGTAGGGTGAAAGACTTCATTTAAAATATAAACATCAGCATTAACAACGACAAGAATAAAATTACCTAAAACAGAATGGTAAATTAAACGCCCTTCGCTTTCTATAGTTTCTGCGAAAAATCCAGCCACCTTACAGTAGCCCGCAGTGTTACAAAGCCAGCCATCTGTTAGAAACATATTGTATGTCTGAGCGCTACTTATTTTCTGGTAACGGCCAAAAGTTGACCCACCTGAAATCGTTATCGGCACCTGCTGAGAGTCAGGAGTAGTTCTCATTTATCAAATCCATCCCGAATGGAAATTCGCCATCGCATAATTAATTGACTGGCTATTGCCCAATGTGGTCAATTTTCTCAAGGTCAAATCCATTGGCGCAGAGCGCTTACTCACTGCCATCTGATATTCACTTAACAACTTCTGGGCTTGAGGTGGAAAATTAAAGCTATAAGCAATGCATAATCTTTCTGCCAAGCGATACTGCAAATAGGTAATGTAGTAACTATCAAACATAGTTCCCAAATCATCATAGATAGAGGTTAAGGGAGGTAATTGAAATAATCCCGTCGCCATAAATTGGTATGCCTGGTCGGGGAAGAAATAAACAAAGATATTGCTTCCTGGAGTCCATCTAGGAGTAATTACTGTATAGGATAGAGTCCATAAGGCGCCAGGAGCCGCGGTAAGATCAACAGTTAAGGTATTAAAACCTTTTGTCACGCTAGTTACAGATACATTATTAGTACTGCTTACCATAGTCGCTGTAACAGTCGAGGTTGTCTCGACAGTTGGATCAACAATAGTAAGGGTAGCAACATTTGTATTAACGTTAGCACTGGTTTGGTTAACAATAGTCGAAACAGGCGTAGTAGAAGAATATGATAAAGACCAAACCGCCCCAGGTATTCCATTACAAACAACGGTTAAAGTCCCGCTTCCTGCTGACGCACTCGTTACAAATACACCATTAGAACTGCTTAACATCGTCGCTGTAACAGATGAAAGAGGGGTAATGTTTCCGTCTGTAATAATAATTGTAGAGTTATTTACTACAACACTGGTACCAATATTAGCTTGCGATACCATGTTTGTGATAGGCTCAGGTGTAGGTGTTATTAATTGATAAGCCCTCTCGTAATGATAAGTATATGGCAATGAATTAATATTCTCTACGCGAGCCGCCCCAAATTGGTAGTCTTGGGAGACTTTCTCCATGAAATAGCGAATTACACCATTGATATAGAATACTAAAGTTTCAAGCTTTACTAAATTTGGAATAAAGTATTGCTGCTGGCCTGGAATACCATAGAAGTTATATTGCGTGGTATAGTACGGCAGCATATCATCCATGATAGCTGACTCTGTAATGATCTCGTTTAACTTAATTAATCCTGTCTCTGCCTGCTCGGCTGCCACGTTTTGAAAGCCACGACTTACGATCTCACTTGTATAAAAAGCCTCATTGATAAGTTGAGCTGCACTGTAAATTATGGGCATCCTTGCCCTCCTTATATTACCAGAGGGGCATTAACCCCTCTAGCGTTATGGCCTTATAGAATGTCTATATATCCAGCAATAGTGAATGCAACATTATCATTGCTTGTTGCAGCCCCTCCATAAGCTTGAGTACAATAATCTATTTCCATTACTGGAGTAGCAGCGTTATTCAATGCACATGGACAAACCAATTGCGCTACTTGAAAAAGACTTGCCGATGCCCCGACAAGAGATGACATCTTAGAGTAAGAAAGAGTTGTTGCAGGAGCACTGCTTGTACCATTGGCAGCAGTTAAGAGCAGACAATTGCCTGGGGTTCCTGCAGATAAAGCACAGTTTACCAATACATCAACAGAAAGTTGTGGAACTATTCCAAGTAAGGCTCCAATAGTTACATATGTTTGTGAGCTACCAGTTGCCCCAGGACCGCCAGCCCCAACAGCAACAGGCGTTTGATATCTCATGGTACGATTTTTGCCATAGCCAGTTTGAATAAATGGCTCAATAGTTATTACGCTCGGGGTAGCAGAACTTCCATTAATTCTAACAAACCCTATCCTGCGATACATATCATAACCAGCTGGTAATAATGGGCCAGTTGAAGATTTAGAAATCATCGCCCCTGCCGGCAAATATGAATTACCAATTGAGATAGTAGAAGTTTCTCCACTAGCTGGGTCGGTCATAGTATAACTAGTAGCCAAACCTCCAGCTGAAGCTGCTGAAGTTGTACTGCCATTGGTTGAACTAGCGACGACATATACATAATAGATAGTATTGGTAGCAGTTCCTGCTGTTCCTAGAGTTCCAGTATCAAGGCCATTAAGTCCTGTGGTTGTTACAGCGCTTGTGCTTGGAACAGTAACGGTAACCGCTGAAGACAGCACTATATCGTTGATATTGGTTGAGTCACGAAATTGCCCTGATGCCACAGTAAATGTGGTAGAGGTTGCATAAGTTAACCGTCCCCCTTGAATATCTAGGTAGCCAAGGTTGGTTATTGGATAAGTTGGATTAGTCATGGTTTTTTCCTTAAGTTAAGTTTGTTTCAGTTTCAATCTATAGGCGCCTATAGCATTACTGAGTCAACGGCAGCACCAGTGCCATGCTCATTTCCGGGACCAATGTATAACCATAGATACAATCATGCACAATACCCATCATATCTGCGCCGAACATGGTTCCGAAATACATCCGTATTGATACACCTGTATCTGGATCTATTTCATTACCGGTATAGTAAGGAGGCTGGTCTGGTAACTTAGGCATAGCTAAGAACAGAGGGTCTCCTGCATAAATCAAACCACTCTTATGGCTTGGCATTACCGAGCATTGCATACCTGCCACAATCGGGGTATTCAAATTCTGGTAACTACAAGAATTAGCCTGCAATGAAAAGGCATTCGATTGAGGACCAACTAGTACCACTACGTTGCTTCCATTAGAAGCAGAGCCTTGAGCTGCTGAGAATTGTACTGGGCTATTTGAAACCTTATGACCGATAAAGGTTAAATATCTCAAATCGGTATATCCGCTTACGCCGTCTTTAAACTGTAATCTGTCGTATTGAGCAATACTGTTGTTATCAGATGCACTATTGCAGCCATTAAATTGAATAGCAGTAACAGAGCCATCAGAGGTTTTTGGGATAGTAGAAGAGGTCCCATTACTATTGTACCAAGTCAAAGAGCCAGTAGCATTAGTAGCTACAACGGTTAGAGTTGAGCCCTTGGTGCCTTCAGTTCCTGCATAGTGAATTGGCAGCAAGTTTGATTTGAACCAATCACAATTGCTAAAAGAGCCTAATTCCCAAGAATTGGCATCTTTATTGTTCCTATCTAAAGCGAACTGATTTAGCCCAGTTCCAATGATTTGCGGCTCTGCTATATCAGAGATAAACCCTTTAGCGCGGCCAGTGGCAGAGCCAAAGTTACGAAACATGGCTAATGCTTGAGCTAATTGAGTATAGGAAGTTATAGGAGTTGTTCCATCTCCAAAGAAACGGAAGGTGTTTTGTAGACATACTTGAGCTACATCTGATTCAACTTGAGTTCCAATTTCATATACTGCGCTCTTTCCCCAGCGATGCATATACTCTTCTACTTGGTAGACAAATTGTGCAGAGCTGAAAGAAAGGAAAGTAGATTTTGGATTACTGCAAATAAGAGATTGAGTCCTTTGTATTGCTGGTTGTGCACTAACAACTAAAGAATTGTTAGTAATTAAGCGTGGCGGCAAATCAAAAGAGACAGCGTCCCCTAAATTGCCTACTAGTCTTTCAAAATCTTTAAATTTAGTGTTTGCATTTGAAATAAAGCAACATAGATTTTGTAAATACCCAAGTGAAGATAATTGATAAGTTTGCACTTGTTGTAATATATTTTGAGCTGGTGCTGGCATTTTCTTTCCTTAAAATTAATCCATTAATTTCAAGGTATGGTATTCGGGCTAACCTCTTAACCAAGACACATTTTTAAAGTCCTTTATAGTCATCGGGCGGCCGGCATCCATACCTACCGTTGATGGCTTGAGTGATTTTAAAGGGGGTGGAACTTCAGCATTGCTAGCTTTAGCGGTTAGATTCTTGGTTACCGAGGCAGCTAGTTTCTTTAACTGTCTGGTCGCCATCGATTCTGATTTCTGCGCTAAATCATTAATTTCAATTAGTTTACTGGGATTACTTACTAGCTCGTACATAACTTGTTGTAGATTTCCATCTACCACCTGTCCTGCTAATAAGGCAGCATAAGGATATGTCCAAGGATTAAAATCTGCCATCACTTCTTTGTAGTCCGATGGCAAAGTTTCAGCCTCAGATCCTTGGCCCATCTTAAGATAATACTGCTGTGAAAGCTCATCTAATTTCGCTTTCTGAGCTCTTTCTTGCTCCTCTTCTTTGAAAGCCTTCGCTTTATCAAGAAGATCTTCAAAAAGCTCCTTCTTTAACTCTTCCTTATTTATTCCAGAAGCCGCTAACTCTGTCCTTGGCTCTTCTTTAACTTTAGGAACAGCCATCTCAGAGCGTACTCTTTGCAATTCAGCCTCGTGAGCCTCTTGCATTTCCCGTCTGGCAGCTTCTGCCGCACGGTGCTTTTCCCATTTAACAATGTTGTTTACTTCGCTAGCAGGTAGCATCTTCTCTGGAGGAGAGGAAGCTTGCTCACTACTAACAATAGGCGTTTCTATCCCTGAATCTTTCAAGTCATCCATGACACACATCCCTTGTGTAATATAGGTCTATCCTCGTGCGGCGAGTTCCGACTATTCTAACCCGATAGCTG